CAACTTTGGCAACATTCGCGGAGGTCAAACCGCATACAACACAGGAACAGGTTTCTTCCTTGGCTATAGCGGTAGTGCCTACAAGTTTTCTATTGGATCATCTACAGTAAATATGCTGTGGGATGGAACAGCGTTTACTGTCAATGGTGCGGCAATTAGAGGTGGAACCATTCAAATTGGCACAGGCAATACGCCAAGTGGTAATGTGTTTCAAGTCAATTCAGCAGGTGTTTTTTGGGTTGATAACATATTTGGTGGAGTAGGAACTTTTGACAATTTTTACTTTTCAGCTTCTGGAGCTTCTGCTGTCACTGGTTATACCAGTATAGATTCCACTGCAATTACAGGTATTGTTAATTCTACAAACTCAGGCGCTGCTGCTCATGGTGTGCGTGGTCGAAACAACTACAACGGCACTTCAGGTCTAGTTGGTGTTGCAAACGGATATGACTTTTACGCTGATGGCACGGGTACAAACTACGGTCCATTTACAGGCAACCACGATATTTTGCTTCCTATTGCCCAAACACTTACAGAAGGAACAATTGTTGTTGATGTGCAATGTATCGCTCGTAACGATTGGTCAAACGCAATCTTTGAAGTTGCAGCGTCAACATCAGCAAATCAAGCTGGAGCAAGGGGCGTGTTTGTTGGACAGTTGAGGCCATTGTCTAGCGTTAAACCACCAGCGTTTATTGACCATTGGATTGAGGTAGACAATGTATCTATTCCAGTAATGACTGCTCAATATGATGCAATCAAAAACGATTATTGGTTTGGCTCCATGAACTCAATTGGTGAAGGACAAATTCAGGTTTGCGGAGAGAACGGCAACATATCTGTTGACACTTTGCTTGTGACCAGCAGCACCACAGGTGTAGCAATGGCACAATCTGATGACGTAATCCGCAGCAAGACCGTAGCGAAAGCCCGTGAAGCCATTGTTTTTGCATCACCGACTGAAGTTAAAATCGTTGCTTGCATTTATCTTGGCGGGTAAAATTACCCAACACATGACAAGACTCGTAGCCCTGCCAGTAGGCGGGGAGCGTCACCACCTGAGATCAGGGAATCATCATGGCAGTTTTATATTGGCTTCATCTGCCGGATGAAGTAGATGTTTTTACGCAAGGTTATGTCGGCGTTGCCTCTGACATGACCAAACGATTGCGTTGCCACAAGCACCGTTTTAAGAACATTTGGGATAAAGTTGTTGTCAAGCAACTTGTTGTCTCAACCTTGTCTTACTGTTTTGACCTTGAGGAAAAGTTGCGCCCAAAACGCAACATTGGTTGGAACAAGTCTGCTGGTGGACTTAGCAACAATGTTATGGTCGGCAAAGAAAATCCAAACTTTGGCAAATTTGGCGAGCAAGCTCCTCATTTTATTGGATGGTACATCACACCATTGGGTAAATTTTCTAGGCCAGAAGATGCTGCCAAACTTCACAACTGCGATTTGACTACAATCTCTCGTAGGTGCAAAGGCAGATATGTAAATGGTAAATTTTTAGCCCCTCACCAAGGCTACGCATTTCAGCAGAAAGTAGCAGGGTAAAATCATCGCTGTCTTTAACAAAAATTCACTTGCCCAAGTGTCGGGCTTTGACAATCCAATTCTTGCTGGAGAACTCGTTTGGGATCAGCAAACATATTGGAACTTGTCTTTCACATCTCTTGGCTTGCCTGTCAACCTCACAGGCGCAACCATTGATGCTCAGATTGTCAGGCGCAATGTCACCAACATTCAAGACACTCGAAATGGTCTGACGTTTGACATTGCAGATTACACGCCTACTCCTGCGGCAATCCCGTTAACAATCACAAACACTGTTGCTGTTGCTGGCACTTGTACGCTAGTCATTGATGCTGGCGCATGGGGGTTGATGGCAACTGATCCACAGCTAGACATTAACGCTCAAAACTGTGTTGGTTACTCTGGTCGAGTCAAAGTTTCTTTCCCTGCTTCTGGCGGCAACCCTGCGGATGACATGATTATTTTCTTGTTGTTCCTTGTCCGTTCTGACGGTATTGTTGTTTTGTAAGGATTCGCCATGAGCAATGTAACTGTCACTGTAATTGATGGCAACAACGTAAATCTTGAAGTAGTCCCACAACCTCGTGTAGAGGCTAGGATTGACCGTGGCGTAGCTGGCGCTGTTGGACCTACTGGCCCTGCTGGTAGCGGCCCTACTGGTCCACAAGGTATTGCTGGCCCTACTGGTCCTACTGGTGAAATGGGGCCAACAGGCACAGGACCAACAGGCCCACAAGGTATTGCTGGCCCGACAGGTCCACAAGGCGTACAAGGTATTCAGGGTGTTCAAGGCATCCAAGGTGAAGTTGGTCCTACTGGCTCACAAGGTGTGCAAGGCGATGTTGGTCCAACTGGACCCCAAGGAGTTCAAGGTATTGCTGGACCTACAGGCCCACAAGGTATTCAAGGTGACATTGGAGCCACTGGACCAACAGGCGCTCAAGGCATTCAAGGTAATACTGGACCAACAGGTTCGCAAGGTATTCAAGGTATTCAAGGTGAACAAGGCGTTGTTGGTCCGACTGGACCGCAAGGCGTTACTGGACCGACAGGACCGCAAGGCATTCAAGGCATTCAGGGCATACAAGGCGATTTAGGCCCAACTGGACCTACGGGCGCTACAGGTCAAGGCATCAACCTTAAAGGCGCTGTTGCAACTGTTGGTGATTTGCCATCTACAGGCAATACACCCGGTGATGCTTACATCGTGAACTCTGATGGCAATTTGTATGTGTGGGATGGCGTTGCTTGGGATGACGCAGGGCAAATTGTTGGCCCAACAGGTTCCACAGGTCCACAAGGCGCTACTGGCCCTACAGGTCCAACTGGATCACAAGGTGAAGTAGGCCCAACTGGTCCACAAGGTATTCAAGGCATTCAAGGTGATGTCGGTCCTACAGGGCCACAAGGTGTGCAAGGAATACAAGGTATTCAAGGCGACACAGGTGCTACTGGACCAACAGGCGCACAAGGCGACACAGGGCCAACTGGACCACAAGGCATCCAAGGTAATACAGGGCCAACAGGTCCGCAAGGCATCCAAGGTGATGTTGGAGCCACTGGCCCGACTGGTCCGCAAGGCATTCAAGGAATCCAAGGCGATGTTGGGCCAACAGGACCACAGGGCATTCAAGGTATCCAAGGTGTACAAGGAGACACTGGTGCAACAGGCCCCACAGGTTCGCAAGGCATTCAAGGTGATGTTGGACCTACTGGCCCCCAAGGTATACAAGGTCTAATCGGTGCTACAGGGCCAACAGGCGCTCAAGGTATTCAAGGCAACACAGGCGCTACTGGTCCGACAGGTCCACAAGGAATACAAGGGGTAGCTGGACCCACAGGGCCGCAAGGTATCCAAGGAGACACTGGCGCGACTGGAGCAACTGGACCTACAGGCGCTCAAGGCATTCAAGGCGTAGTTGGCCCAACGGGTCCACAGGGCATTCAAGGAATTGTTGGACCTACTGGTCCTACCGGCAATACTGGCGAAACTGGAGCGGTTGGCCCAACAGGACCACAAGGAATACAAGGAATTTCCGGACCTACAGGTCCAACAGGCGCTATTGGAGCGACAGGCCCAACAATTTACCCTGCTGCTGGTGTAGCAATTTCCACAGGCACTGCTTGGGGGACTTCTGTTGCTCCCGGCACAAGCGGCAACGTGCTGACATCGAACGGTACGACTTGGACAAGTGCGGCGGCTGCGGCTGGTTTGCTTGGCGATACTGACTCTGCATCGCCTTTTGAAACTTCTTTGGGGTATTTGGCGGGTAACGTCAATACTGGGATTCGCAACACATTTATCGGCTATGAATCTGGTGTTTCAAACAGCAGTGGTGAGAATAATTCCACCCTTGGTTTCCAATCTTTAAACTCCAATACCACTGGCGGGTCAAACACTGCAATTGGGTATACTGCACTTTACGCAAATACTGGAAGTTTTAACACGGCAACCGGGGCGCAGGCGCTAAGGGCAAATACCACAGGCGCGAATAACGTGGCTGTTGGCTATCAGGCTTTGGACGCCAACACCACGGCTTCCAACAACACGGCAGTAGGCTATTTGACTCTGGCTGCCAACACCACAGGTGCAAATAACACCGCTGTTGGGTATCAAGCGCTGGATGCCAACACCACAGGCGAAAACAACGTAGCAATGGGACGAGAGGCTCTCGGCGCTAACACCACAGGCACAAATAACACTGCTCTCGGCTATAGAGCTTTGCGCCTTAGCACTACATCTAGCTTCAACGTAGCTTTAGGTTCTGACTCTCTTGCTGCAAATACCACCGGCGCAAACAACGTAGCCATTGGTCAAAACGCACTCAACGCAAATACGACTGCCTCAAATCATGTGGCAATTGGATATTTAGCATTGGCTGCTAACACCACAGGCACAAACAACACGGCTGTTGGTTATAACTGTTTAAATGCAAACACTACTGGCACAAGTAACACCGCTGTCGGTTCTGTTGCGCTACAAAACAACACCACAGGATCAAACAATTCCGCTTTCGGGTGGTATGCAATGATCCTAAACTCTACGGGCGGGTCAAATACAGCCTCTGGTGTTTTTTCAATGTACAGCAACACAACTGGAAGCAGCAACACCGCTTACGGTTACCAGTCTTTATACACCAACACAGTAAATGGCTTTAATACCGCAGTTGGCCGTTCCGCACTACAGAACAGTGATGCGGCTGACAATACAGCACTAGGATTTTATGCTGGATTAGCTGTTACAAGCGGCCAACAAAACACGTTAATTGGTAGGTCCGCAGGGTACTCAGGCACAAACGACCTGACCACTGGCTCCAACAACATTCTGATTGGCTACAACGCTGCTGCATCTTCTGCCACAGTCAGCAACGAAGTAACCATCGGCAACACCAGCATCACGCGATTCCGTGTGCCGGGACTTGGTATTGACTGGACTTCTGCTCCCGCAAACCTGTCTGGTGTAACGCAGTCTACATCGCCATTTGAGACTGCTCTGGGTTTTGAGGCAGGTAACGTCACTACGGGTGTGAACAACACTTGGATTGGCTATAGAGCTGGCCTGTTAAACACGAGCGGTACAAATAATGCGGCAGTGGGATTTCACGCACTGTATTCCAACATTAGCGGCACAGATAACGTAGCTGTAGGGCCTTATGCGCTGTATTTAAACCAATTTGGCCTTTTTAATACTGCGATGGGCAGAAATGCCCTAACTTCTAGCACCGCAAGTTCTAACGCTGCTTTTGGGCACTCTGCACTTAGTGCTAATACTACCGGGTCAAGCAATACCGCAGTTGGATTTTCAGCCGGAGACAATGTAACCACAGGAACAAATAACGTCTTTCTTGGTGCGACTGCTGGCAACATAACTACTGGCTCCAACAACATCATTCTTGGCTACAACGCAGAAGCATCTTCTGCCACAGTCAGCAACGAAGTCACCATTGGCAACACCAGCATTACCAGCACCCGTCTGCGCGGCATGGTGGAACTCAACGCTGCGATGTTTGAGAAGGCCACAATCTCAGCCACAGCAGCAACAGGCACGATCAACTTTGATGCTCGTTCACAGTCTGTTCTTTACTACACCAGCAACGCCTCTGGCAACTGGACTCTGAACATCCGCGCAAATTCTGGTACGTCTCTGGACAGCGTGATGACCACTGGCGAGTCGATGACGGTTGCCTTCTTGGTGACCAACGGCGCAACGGCGTACTACCAGACAGGCTTCCAAGTGGACGGTTCGAGCGTGACTCCAAAGTGGCAAGGCGGCACAGCCCCCACAGCAGGTAACGCAAGCTCGATTGACACCTACGTCATCACTGTCATCAAGACCGGCTCGGCTACGTTCACGGTTCTGGCCTCTCAGACCAAGTTTGCATAAGGACTAACCATGCCAATTATCGGCTCAGAAGGCGCAGCATCGTCAAAGGGGTTTGGTTTTACCATTGGTGGTGCTGAACCCGTATACATAGAGTCAATTTTTTCCACCTACCTTTACACAGGCAACGGCTCTGGGCAAACCATCACCAACGGTATTGATCTGTCGGGCAAAGGCGGGATGGTTTGGTTAAAATCAAGAAGCCAAGCCACTGAACACAGTGTTTTTGACACCAACAGAGGCGTTAACAAGTACATAAGCACAGAGCAAACAGCAGCGCAAGTAACGACAAGCGCCTCTTACTCTTTAAATCAATTTAACGCTAATGGTTTTCAACTAGGGTTAAATAATTCTGGTGAAAACGCTTCCGGCCAGAGCATTGCTTCATGGACCTTCCGCAAGCAGCCGAAGTTCTTTGATGTGGTGACGTGGACAGGCAGCGGAGCAAACCGCACTATTGCACACAACCTTGGCTCAGTCCCCGGTTGCATTATCGTTAAGCGCACAGACACTACAGCCAATTGGCAGGTCTACCACCGGAGTCTAGCCAACACTGAATACATAATGCTTAACTCCACAGCAGCCAAAGCCACAGGACCTACACGCTGGAATAGCACAACACCGACAGACACAGTTTTTAGCCTTGGCACGGACACCACGGTGAACGCATCTGGCGGCACTTATGTCGCTTACCTCTACGCCCATGACGCAGGAGGCTTTGGCCTGACGGGTACGGACAATGTGATTTCGTGCGGGTCGTTTTATGCAGTTCAAAGTGGAAGTGATGTTTCTGTTGACTTGGGTTACGAACCTCAGTTTGTTCTGATGAAAAACATTGATTCAACGGACGATTGGAGAATGTACGATGTAATGCGCGGAATGCAAGTAAATCCGGGTAATGCAATGCTGAGACCAAATTCAAGTGCGGCAGAAGTTTCAAATACAAGCGCCCAGTGTTACGCAACAGCAACTGGGTTTGTGTGGGCGGCATCAACCGGATTAGGGTACACGGGAAATGTAATCTACATCGCCATACGCCGTGGCCCGATGAAAGTGCCGACAACGGGGACGAGTGTGTTTGGTTTGAACGCTAGAACTGGTACGGGTGCAAATGCTACAGTGACGGGTAGTGCAGGTGTTTCAGATGCTGTGCTGATTAAGAACCGTGGCTCGGCAGTGGCTTCTTTATTTGCGTCAAGGCTTACTGGCACGGGTTATTTGGTAACGTCATCCACCGCAGCAGAGGTGGCAGCGGGTACAACAATCCTGCAAGCCAATCCTTGGGATGTTATGGATGGTGTCAAAGTTGGCACGACATCCACCATTACCAACGCCAGCGCAAACACTTACATCAACTACTTGTTTGATCGCGCCCCCGGCTTCTTTGATGTGGTTTGCGACACAGGCACGGGATCAGCACACACCATCAGCCACAACTTAGGCGTAGCACCTGAGTTGATGGTTCGCAAAAAACGTAGCGCAGCAGACAACTGGGTTGTTTACGCAAACAATGATCCCACTGACTTTTTGGTTTTAAACAAGGATGATGCAACAACGGATTTGGACACAATATGGAACGATACAGCGCCTACAGCTTCAGTGTTCACAGTCGGCACGAATGACGATGTAAACCAAAGTGGTGGCACGTTTGTCACATATCTTTTTGCTACCTGCCTTGGGGTTTCCAAAGTTGGGTCGTTTACAGGCACAGGCGCAACTCAGGTTATCAATTGCGGCTTCACTGGCGGTGCAAGGTTTGTTCTTATTAAAGCCAGAAGCACTACAGGCTCGTGGTACGTTTGGGATAGCGCACGGGGTATTGTGTCAGGTAACGATCCGTATCTGCTGCTCAACAGCACAGCCGCTGAAGTCACAACAACGGATTGGGTGGACACTGCCGCAACAGGGTTTGAACTGAGCAACGCTGGCGGCAATTTAGCTAACAGCAGTGGTGTTTCCTACGTGTTTCTTGCAATTTCTTGAGGTAATTAGTATGCAAATTCTAACAAATGACGGTCAAGTAATGTACGAGGCAGAGTTTCGTGCATACATCAAAGCCAACGATGGCCCTTCGTGGGGCCAAACCACAGAAGAGATCCTCGACAGCTTGGGCGCTGATGTGGTCTTTGAAGGTCCACAAGCGACAGGCGGCACGGTGTATCAGTTCTCTATGCCTGACGGTGTGGAGCAGATTGATGGGAAGTGGTACACCAAGTACATCCTTGGCCCTGTCTTTACTGACCGACCAGCCACCGAGACTGAGCCAGCCAAAACTGCTGCCGAACAGGAGGCCGAGTACAAGGCCGCTAAAGACGCAGAGCAAGCCAAGTCTGTACGTCAACAGCGTGGTGAGAAGCTGAAGGACAGCGACTGGACACAGGTGGCTGACGCTCCAGTGGACAAAGCTGCATGGGCAGAATATCGCCAAGCCCTGCGTGATGTCACGGCACAATCTGGCTTCCCTTGGACCATTGTCTGGCCCGTTCAACCTTAAGGAGTAATCATGGAAAACCAAACCCCCGAGCAAATCGCCCAACACTACAAAGCCATGCTGGACAGTGTGTGGCTAATTAACGCCATTATTGCTGGTGAGCAAAATAATGACAAAGATACTGTTGACCGCAACGTCAAGCACCTCGAGTTGATGGTTGACAAAGATTTTTGGACAACGGAAGATATGGCCCCTGTCAATGCAGCAATTGCTGCTGGCAATTCATACACAATGTAAACACATCACACGACATGACAAAAAAACTCAAGATAGCAGTATCTGCAATCAGCAAAAATGAAGAAGCATTTGTTCAGCGGTTTTGCGACTCAGCAAAAGACGCTGACTTAATTTGCATTGCGGATACTGGTTCAACAGATAACACTGTTCAGCTTGCTTTGGAGTGTGGTGCAAAAGTCCATAACATTTGCATCAGCCCTTGGCGCTTTGACTTGGCTCGTAACGCTGCTATTGCGCTGCTTCCAAGAGACATTGATATTGTTATTAGTCTTGACTTGGATGAGGTTCTAGAACCGGGATGGCGTGAAGAAATTGAGCGCGTTTGGACTGAGCAAACCACACGGCTGCGCTACAAGTTTGATTGGGGAAGTGGTATCAGTTTCTTTTACGAGAAGATTTTTTCTCGTCATGGATACCGATTTCACCACGCAGTTCATGAGTACCCCCGACATGACGAGCGAATTTATGAGGTATACGCACACACTGATATGTTGCTTGTTCGGCATCTGCCTGACAACACAAAGTCGCGTGGTCAATATATGCCGTTGCTTGAACTGGCAATTAAAGAAGACCCGCGATGCCCTCGTAACGCTTTCTATCACGCCCGTGAACTGACGTTTTATGCTCGGTGGGATGAGGCTATTGTGTATCTCAAAAAGTACCTTGAGATGCCAGAAGCAAATTGGCCCAATGAACGTGCTTACGCTATGAGGCTGTTGGGTAAGTCGTACTCTGAAAAAGGTAACGCTACAGAGGCTTTAAAGTGGTTCAGGCTGGCTGTTGCAGAAGCACCGGGAACCCGTGAGCCTTGGGTTGAGTTGTCGGTTCAATGCTATCGGTTATCAATGTGGGCTGAATCGTATGCTGCGGCTAAATCTGCCTTACAGATTACTGACAAACAAGCTGTGTACACAATGGACCCGTCAGTCTGGACTGAAAAGCCTTGGGATTTTGCCAGTATTGCAGCGTGGAACCTTGGCTTAAAGGATGAGGCTATTCAGCTTTGCCAGAAGGCTTTAGAATTAGCTCCGCACGATGAACGCATTGTGCAAAACCTACACTACATGACAACAGGAGAGTTCCCCAAAACCTTTGACCATGCAGTAACCCATGACCACGATAGACAAAACTGACGCAAGACTATCAACACACGAAGAAGTCTGTGCTATTCGATACGAGCAGATCAATGCACGACTAAAACGCATTGAAGGCATCTTAATAAAGGCTGCTGGCGTAATGTTGTTGTCAATGGGCGGGACAATATTCTCTGCTGTCTGGATTCTCAAATGAAAGATTGGGCCGTTAGCTTCATTGCAGCGGCCCTTGTTGTTGGGCTTGTCATTTGGTGCGCCCGTATTTTTATAGGAGTGATGTATGGATGAGAAGAATTTGTCTCACGAATTAGCCGTTATCAAAGCCCAAGCCGAGGTGGAACTGAAACGGCTTCACGCTGAGAACTCTGCTAAAGAGGTTGCTGGCAAGGCAATTGGCGAAGGTGGCTTGTTCTACATCACGCTAATTATCAGTATTGGTGTTGGTGCATCCATTGTGCTGGAGGGCGAGAAGATTGCTGCTGTGATGGGCTTGCTTGGCGCTGCACTGACTGCGCTAATCTCTATGCTGAACGGTATTGCTGGTACTGCGCCGAAGCAAGAAAAGCCTGAGTTTGAGGTCATTAAGAACCTGATTGACAAACTTGATAGATTGAACGTGCAAGAACCCATGCAGGTCAAAGTAGAAGGCGATAAGGTCACAGTGACTAAGGGTTCTGACACCATCACCACAAAGAAAGACTGACTATGCTGTCTCTTATATCCACCCTTGGAGGTCTGCTGATCTCTGGCTTACCAAAGCTGCTGGAATACTTTCAGAACAAAGCTGACCAAAAGCATGAGTTGGCATTGGCATCTGTGCAAACAGAACGAGAATTGGCTTTGGCTGCTGCTGGTTTTGCAGCGCAAGCACGGGTGGAGGAGATACGCACAGAGCAAGTGGCAATGGAGACTGATGCTCGGATGACAGAGGCGGCTCTTGAGCATGATGCTAAGGTGCTTGAGAAAGCCTCTACATGGGTATCTAGCTATGTTGGCACTGTGCGTCCTACAGTGACCTATATCTTTGTGCTTGAACTGGTAGCAATCAATGCTTTCATGGCTTGGTATTTGTATCAGCACCCAACGCTTATCACAAGCATTGATGACGTTATCCGCTATTCCGACATTATCTTTAGCTCTGATGAAATGGCTATGCTTGGTGGAATTTTGGGCTTCTGGTTTGGAAGTAGGACTTGGAGTAAGAAGTGAAACTGAGCAAGGCGGGTGAAGACCTGATGCACAAGTATGAGGGGTTTAGGAATAAGCCCTACTTGTGCCCTGCTCACATCTGGACGATTGGTTACGGTCATGTGCTGTACCAAGAACAAATCAGATTGCCTGTGGTGCGTGTGCCTGATAAGCACACACCAATGATCCGAAAAGAGATGCCATTAAAGCCGGAGGATAACCGTGTCTGGTCCAAAGAGGAAATCAACGAACTATTCCGTGTTGACGTTGAAAGTTTTGAACGTGGTGTTCTACGACTTGTTCCCGGCTGTGTTGGGCGTCAAGGCAGCTTTGACGCTCTTGTCTCTATATCCTTTAATTTTGGACTAGGCAACCTCCAACGCTCTACCATCCGTATGAAGGCTAATAGAGGCGATTGGGAGGGTGCTGCTGACGCTTTCAGGGCTTGGACCAAGGGAGGCGGGAAAGTACTGCCCGGACTCGTTAAAAGGCGTGAGGCTGAGATTGCTTTGTTTCTTACTGCTTAACAAATTGACCGTTCTTATTCATGTAGCCTTGCCTTGGCTCAATGACTTTAAACGCCTTGTAGAAGCATTGGCGTAAGTCCATGTCGCACAGCACGGCTACGTTAACCAGCGTAACCATCACATCGCCAAGCGCATCTTCAATTTCAGCACGGTCATTGCTAGCAACAGCAGCAAGCAACTCGCCAGCTTCTTCAAGCGTTTTCTTGGCTTGACCTAATGCTGTGCCGTTTTCGTAGATTCCACGGTCACTAGCCCACTTCATGACTTGAAACTCTGTCATGCCAAACGATTGTGTTTCTTTCATACTGTCCACTCTCTTTCATTACGTCCACTGTTTGATTTAACTTTGTTGCCTGTCAGCAAAATAAGGCACATGACTTCTAACTCGTTTAACCGTCTTGCAACTTGATTGCTTTCAAGGCCAGTTAATCTTGCTATTCCATCTTTTCCAAGTGGCCCGTGTTGTTTTAAGCAATCAAGGATGATCTTGTGATGCTTGGCAGAAACTTCCTTGACCGAATCTGCCGCCTCAAATGATGTGATGGGATCCTTTGCCCGAACACGGGGAAAAAGGTCTAAAGGATTGCCGCCAAAAAAGTCTTTGAATTTCATGTCTTGTCCTAAGTTATAAAGGTTAGCAACCTTATTGAATGTCAATAACATTGCTAACTTAATTAAGGAATCATTTTATAGTTAGTCTGTCCTTGCGAACAATGTAAGCACCAGTTATAGGCTCACCAGCAAGAATGGCAATCTTGATCTTGGTTTTGCTTGGCTCTGGAGGCTTTGGATCGTTGCACAATTCAGGCGCAAACTTTGCATCATCTTCAATCACAACAGACTCATCACGGTCAACATACAGCTTGACAACGAAAGACCCGTCAGCAGCCTTTATTTCGTGGATTCCAGCGGTCTTCATGTTTTCCGCAAGGTAATCCCTCAACTTCTCTGCTTTGCGCTCGTAGGCTGTTTGCAAGGCTTTGATACGCTTGATAGCGGCTTTAGCTTGTTCAGCATCTGACTCGCAGTTGAGGACGTAAGCAGCGACAGCGTTTGCTTTGTTACCGAGCATGACCCGGAATTCGTCAAACGCTGGCAAAGCCTCGCCAGTCTCAGGGTCAAACAATTCGTCAAGTTGTTCACGAAACGATGTTGCTAATTCG